AGGAAAGAGCGTTTAGAGTTTCCAGAATTAAGGCGCCTGGCCCACGAACAATATATGTATTGGCAACCTGAAACAGTTCTTGTTGAAGCGAAAGCATCAGGACTTCCATTAACTTATGAACTTAGAAGCATGGGTATACCCGTTGTTAATTTTTCACCAAGTAAAGGTAATGATAAACATGCACGAGTGAATGCTGTTGCACCTCTATTTGAATCTGGAATGATATGGGCACCTAAATCTAAACAGTTTGCACAAGAGGTTATTGAGGAATGTGCATCCTTTCCATATGGAGATCATGACGATTTAGTAGATTCTATGACACAAGCTGTTATGAGATTTAGACAAGGTGGCTTGATTTCTCACCCAGAAGACTATAGAGATGAGGAACTTCCAAGAACAGAGAGAAGTTATTATTAACATGATTGAAAAAAAAATTAAATACGACATTAATATTGAAAAACCCAGTACAACAAAACCTGTTAAACAAGGTGGTGTTTTAAATTATTTAGGAAAACAAAAAACAGTTAATGCTCCAGTTAAATGGAGATCATCTAAAGATCATCCAATAGCACATCTTGCTTACATTACAAAAGATGAAGAAAAAATTTTAGTAGATTTAAATTTATATGGTTCATTAAAAGGAAAACCTAATAAAGGACCATCTGGAATTATGTCGTTAAATGGTGGTGGGGGTGGTTCCGGTGGAGATTCTGGAGGACAAGGAGATAGCGGACCAGGAGGATCCGATGAAGGAAGTGGACACGGAGGGCCAGGACCAGGACCGGGTGGAGCAGAAGGTGGATTTGGTATAGGACCAGATGCAGAGTCAGAAGCTGCAGCATCAAACGCGGCAGCAGCCGCCGCAGCGGCAGCACAAAATTCATTTAGTCCTGATATAGGTGGAATAGTAGGACCAGGACCAGGACAACAAGATGTAACTGGTTTTGGAACAGATTACAGCGATGCAGATATGGGACCTGTTGGACCAAATGCAATGGCTGGTGTTGATATGTCAACGCCTGCATTACAATCACTAACAGATAAAGCAATGGCAAATTTACAATCACAATTAACAGCAGCATCTTTAGCTGGAAGAGCTTTAGGTATGATGACTGGAATACCAGGTATGGGAATTGTTGGTGGTATAATTGGATCTAATATTGGAAGAGGAGTAACAACTCCAGGTTATGAATCTTTTGATCAAGACTATGGTCAAAATGTTCAAACATCAGCACCAAGTACTCCTGATGGAGGTGGTGGAATAACAACTGTTGTTCCAAATAGATATGAATTATATAATAATATAACTACAGGTGATCCTGTAATGGATGCATTGATTGCAAGATATAGAATAGATCCATTTGCTTTTGGAATAAGATGAAAAAATTAACAAGAACAATACCACCTTTAAGAGGACCTAACCCACAAGGGTTGAATGTTCCAAATAAAAAGGTTATATTAACAAATTCAGGAAAATTAAATGGCAACTATAGACAAATCACTTCCAAACGAAGTTAGAAAAACTATTGAGATTGAGGGGCCACAAGCTTCAATAGAACAAACTATCGAAACTCAAGAACAGATCCCTTCTCAAGGAGATACAGAAATTACACCTATGGAAGATGGTGGTGTTGAAATTAATTTTGAACCAGCAGCTTTTAATCAAGAACAAACTCCAGATCATTTTGCAAATTTAGCAGAACTATTACCAGAAGAAGTTTTAATGCCATTAGGTTCAGAACTTTTTCAAAATTATGAAGAGTATAGATCTTCACGTCAAGATTGGGAGACTGCTTATACCGATGGTTTAGATCTACTTGGATTTAAATATGAAAGAAGAACAGAACCTTTTAGAGGAGCGAGTGGTGCAACTCACCCAGTTCTTGCAGAAGCAGTTACACAATTTCAAGCTTTAGCTTACAAAGAATTATTACCAGCAGACGGACCGGTGCGAACTCAAGTTGTTGGATTAAATGATAGACAAAAAGAAGATCAAGCAAATAGAGTTAAAGACTTTATGAATTATCAAATCATGGATCAGATGAAAGAATATGAACCTGAATTTGATCAGATGTTATTTTATTTACCATTATCAGGATCTACATTTAAAAAAGTTTATTATGATTCTTTACTTGAAAGAGCAGTTTCAAAATTTATACCTGCAGATGATTTAATAGTTCCTTATTCTGCAACATCATTAGATGATGCAGATGCTATAATGCATGTCATTAAAACAACTGAAAACGATTTAAGAAAACAACAAGTCAATGGTTTCTATAGAGATATAGAATTATCTCCTGCAATGGATAATGTAGATAATCAATTAAAAGCCAAAGAGAGAGAATTAGAAGGAATTAGAAAAGAAAAAAATAATGACATCTTTACTTTAATAGAATGTCATGTAAATTTAGATATCGAGGGCTTTGAAGATCGTGATCCCAACGGGGAAATAACTGGAATTAAACTTCCTTACATAGTGACGATAGAAGAAGGCTCTCGTGAAATTTTATCTATTCGTAGAAACTATAATATTGGAGATCCTAGAAAACAGAAGATCCAATATTTTGTTCATTTTAAATTTTTACCAGGACTTGGTTTCTATGGCTTTGGATTAATCCATATGATTGGTGGATTATCTAGAACTGCTACATCAGCATTAAGACAGTTATTAGATGCTGGAACATTATCTAATTTACCATCAGGATTTAAACAAAGAGGTATTCGTGTCAGAGATGATGCACAACCTATTCAACCTGGAGAGTTTAGAGATGTAGATGCGCCTGGAGGAAACTTAAGAGATGCATTTATGCCTTTACCATTTAAAGAACCTTCACAAACTTTATTACAATTAATGGGCGTTGTGGTTCAAGCAGGTCAACGTTTTGCTTCAATTGCTGACATACAAATAGGGGATGGAAATCAACAAGCAGCAGTAGGTACGACGGTGGCTTTATTGGAACGAGGCAGCAGAACAATGTCTGCAATTCACAAACGATTGTATGCTTCAATGAAACAAGAATTTAAATTATTATCTAGAGTGTTTGCACTCTACTTGCCTCCAGAATATCCTTATGATGTTGTAGGTGGACAAAGAACTATTAAACAAACTGACTTTGATGACAGAGTAGATATTGTTCCAGTTGCTGATCCAAATATATTTTCACAAACTCAAAGAATTAGTTTAGCACAAACTCAATTACAACTTGCTCAATCTAATCCACAAATTCATAATTTATATGAAGCTTACAGAAAAATGTATGAAGCTTTAGGAGTTAGAGATATAGATAAAATTTTAAATGTACCTCAACCACCAGCACCAAAAGATCCTGCATTAGAGCATATTGATTCTTTATCAGGACAACCTTTCCAAGCATTTAGAGGACAAGACCATAGAGCTCATATCACTTCACATTTAAATTTCATGTCTACAAACATGGCAAGAAATAATCCAGTTATTATGGGTGCATTAGAGAAAAACATTTTTGAACATATTTCTTTGATGGCTTTAGAACAAGTTGAAATAGAATTCACAACTCAACTGCAACAACTTCAACAATTATCTCAAGATCCAATGGCTGCACAGAATCCTCAAATGCAAATGCAAGTTCAACAACTTCAAATGCAAATTGAATCTAGAAAAGCAATATTGATTGCTGAAATGATGGATGAATTTATGAAGGAAGAGCAAAGAATTACATCACAATTTGATAATGATCCTATTGCTAAATTAAAATCACGTGAATTAGATCTTCAGGCTCAAGAAAATGCTAGAAAAACTAAAGAAGGACAAGAGAAAATTAACCTTGATAAGATGAGAGCCATGATGAATCAGATGAATACACAAGAAAAACTACAACAAAATGAAGATTTAGCTGAATTGAGGGCTGCAACTTCAATTGCAAAACAACAGTTTTCTGATATGAACAAGAAAATACAATAATTATTGTTAAAAACTAAAAAAGGAGTATATTATAACTATGAAAATGAATTCAAAACAAAAAAAGATTGGTAAAGTAATGAGAGAGTTCAAAAAAGGTGAACTTAACATGGGTCAATCAAAAGAAAAAGTAAAAAATCCTAAACAAGCAATTGCAATTGCTTTGTCTGAAGCAGGAATGTCTAGAAAAAAAATGGCAATGGGTGGTTCAGTAAATAATAATTTATCATCAGAGAGATCTACATATGGAAATCAAGTAGATTTTGCACAATTCACACATTCAGATGGAACTTTAAAAGGTGGAATTGATGTAGAAGTTTCTAATCCACAAGAAACACAAGTAGAGCCAGTGGGTGGACAAAAAAGAATGCTTCCGGAGAAAAAAAGATCAGCTAAGTGGTATTAAACCATGATTCAAATGTTAGGAGCTGTTGCACCTTTAGCTAAAATTCTATTTAGCACAATTGAAAAATCAGTTCCTGATAAAGATTTACAAGAAAAATTAAAATCACAATTACAAACACAATTACTACAATCTAATACACAAGAATTAACTGCCGCAGCAAAAATTATTGAGGCAGAGGCTAAAGCTGGCTGGTTCGCTAGCTCGTGGAGGCCCCTTTTAATGTATGTATTAATATTTATTTTAATATGGAACTATGTACTGGGACCTGTTATCTTATTTTTTTTTAAAGCTTCTATAACTATAACTCTTCCAGGAGATGTTTGGACATTATTACAAATAGGTCTTGGAGGGTATGTTGTGGGCAGGAGTGCAGAATCGGTGGCACGCACTATGGCGAATAGACCGGCAACTAGTAAAGAACAAGAAAACGGATAAGGAGTTAAAATGAGAAATGATTATAAAATAAGACCAAGAGCTACTATGATGAAGGGTGGAAAAGCAAAAAGCAAAAAAAGTTTTCCAGATTTAAACAAAGATGGAAAAACAACTTATGCTGATGTTATTACTGCTAGAATGTCAAAAGCTAAAAAAGGCAAAATGATGAAGGATAAAAGATAATATGCCTAAAGAAAAAAATCCTTTTGCAAAACTGTCTAAAGCAGATTTGACAGGAGAAGAAAAAACAGAAAAGTTTAAAGAGTTAGCAAGAGCTCTTAAAAGTAAAACTCCAGATGAACCTAGAAGCAATGTAGGTGAGTATGATGAATCTAAGTATAGCGATAAAAGAAAAAAATTTATTGCAATGGCTAGAAGAAAAGGATTGACTAGTGCAGCAGATATGGAAAAAGCAGCAGGTATTAAAAGTGCTGCTAGAAAAGCTGCATATGCAGCTAAAAAAGGTTTAAAAGCATTTCCTGGAATTGGAATTGCTGCTGAAATTTTAGATCCAACTGAAGTAGGCGCTGCAGAAAGAATGTCCGATGAATTAAAATCAGAGTTAAATCAAATGGAAGAATACGGAGAAAAAGAAGAATATAAAAAAGGCGGAAGAGTTAAAAAAGCAAAAGGTGGTTTAATGAGAGGAATGCCTAGAGTTGCAAAAAGAGGTTGGAAGTAATGGCCAAACTTTGTCCGAGAGGAAAAGCAGCAGCTAAAAGAAAGTTTAAAGTATATCCAAGTGCATATGCAAATATGTATGCATCAGCTGTTTGTTCTGGAAAAGTAACACCAGGCGGTAAAAATAAATCTCAACAAAGAAAAGAACGTTCTAGTTATGAACAAGGTGGAGTAGCTAAAGCTTGTGGAGATATTTTAGAAACTAAAAGAAAAATAACTAAAAAATTTTAATATGGGTTTACGTAAGTGGGTTCAAGAGAAATGGGTAGACATTGGTTCTAAACGCAAAGACGGTTCTTTTGCTCCATGTGGAAGATCAAAAGGAGAAAAAAGAAAAGGCTATCCAAAGTGTGTACCATTAGCAAAAGCAAGAGCAATGTCAGAAGGTCAAAGACGATCTGCTGTTGCAAGAAAAAGAGCAGCTGGTAATACAGGACCTAAACCTAAAAATGTTCCAACATTTACAAGAAAAAAAATGGGTGGAGGAGGATTAGCATAATGCCAAGTGAGGTTTATAAAAAATTTTATAAAGATTTAGATAAAGCTGCTAAAAAAGCAGAGGAAGAACAAAAAAAATTTAGAGAAGCTGAAAAGAAGTTAAATGAAGATTATAATAAAAAAAGAGAAGAAGAAAGAGAATTTGAATATATAAATTCAATACGTCAAGAAGATTCAACCAGACCATATAATCCAGTTGAACATTACAAAGATGGTGGATTAGTAGGTAAAGGACAAGGTAGAACCATTAAAACTAAAAAAACTAAAATGTATTAATATGGGTGACATTGCATTAAGAGGACAAGGTAGAACTATGTTTGCTAAAGGATCAACTCCTGCATGGCAACGTAAAGAAGGTAAAAATCCAGAAGGTGGATTAAATAGAAAAGGTATTGCATCTTATAGAGCTGCTAATCCTGGATCTAAATTATCACTAGCTGTAACTACAAAGCCTTCAAAATTAAAACCAGGTTCTAAATCTGCTAAAAGAAGAAAATCATTCTGTGCTAGAATGAAAGGTATGAAAAAAAGATTAACTTCTGCAAAAACTGCAAGAGATCCGAATTCAAGAATTAATAAGTCTCTACGTAAGTGGAACTGTTAATATAACCAACAGGAGAAAGAACATGGAAGATACAATAGATGTAGCTAGTAAATTACAGCGTTTTATGAGGGAACAATTGAAGAATTTAAGTACAATTGTTACATCAGGAGGCGTTGACAATATGGAAGACTACAAGTATATCTTAGGTCAAATTCGTGTATACGAATTTTTATTACAGGAAATCTCTAACCTGCTAAACAACAAGGAGCTAAAAGAAGATGCAAAAGGAAACGTTATCAAACTCGACTGAAGTACCTAAAACGGTATTAGGTCTTGAAGAAAAATATAAAGAAGAAGATAAAAAAACTGTAAGAGCAGAAAATATTACTGACTCTTTAATTGACAGTTTACCACAACCATCTGGTTGGAGGATTTTAGTATTACCATTTACACCTAAAGATAAAACTAAAGGTGGAATTATATTCTCACAAGAGTCTTTGGATAAATTAAGAATATCTACAAATTGTGGATATGTTTTAAAAGTTGGTCCGTTAGCTTATAATGATAAGGAACGATATCCAACAGGTCCATGGTGCAAGGAAAAGGATTGGGTGATCTTCGCCAGATATGCTGGCTCAAGACTACCAATAGAAGGCGGCGAAGTCCGTCTTTTAAACGATGATGAAGTACTCGGAACGATTAAAAATCCGGAAGACGTATTGTATCATATATAATCATAGGAGGAAACTATGCCAGAAGATAAAAACAAAGATCCAATGATTGATGTCGGCGAAACAGAAGGTGTCGATGTTGAATTGGAATCTAAACAAGAGGAGGTTACACATGAGGTTATTGAAGACAGTGCTAAGTCCGATAACACATCTGCGCAATCAAATGAGCAGCCTGTTGTTCAAACTAGCAAACAAGAAACAGAAAACAAGGACCAGGGAATAGAGAATACAGACTCAAAGAAAGAATTAGAAGATTACAGTGAAGGCGTAAAAAAGAGAATTGCTAAATTAACTAAGAAAATGCGTGAGGCTGAAAGACAGCGTGAAGCTGCTATTGAGTATGCACGTAAAATTCAAGGTGAAAAAGAAAGTTTAGCAGGTCGACTTACTAGATTAGATACAGGCTATGTTAATGAAATGGAAAACAGAATTAAATCTTCCATGGAAGCAGCAGCCGCTAAATTAGCACAAGCTAGAACTGATGGCGATTTAAAATTAGAAATTGCAGCACAAACTGAAATAGCTAAATTAGGTTATGAAGATGCTAGATTATCTGAAATTAAATCTAAACAAGCATTAGAAAATAAAATTGATAATGCTAAACCCGTTCAGGATTATGTTGACAGGTTAAGAGAACAACCTATTCAACAAGAACAACCAATCAATCCAGATCCTAAAGCTCAAGGTTGGGCTCAAAAGAATACATGGTTTGGTCAAGATTCTGCTATGACTTATACTGCATTTGATTTGCATAAAAAGCTTGTAGAAGAAGAAGGTTATGATCCACAAAGTGATGAATATTATGTAGAAATTGATAAAAGAATAAGACTTGAATTTCCCCATAAATTTGCTACTAATACAGTACAAACGACAAATAATTCAAAACCTACTCAAACTGTAGCTTCGGCTAGCAGAACAGGTGGCAAGAATTCTAGTCGCAAAACTGTAAGACTCACACCGTCACAGGTAGCAATTGCTAAAAAATTAGGTGTGCCACTTGAAGAATATGCGAAACAATTAACCACGAAGGAGGTATAGGCATATGGACAAAAATGAAAATAAGACTTCCCGTGCGAGCGAAACTAGGGTTAAAAATGATAGACCTAAAGTTTGGACTCCACCATCATCTCTGGATGCACCACCTGCGCCAGACGGATTTAGACA